GTTAGGGTTGGCGGTCCTGGTGTCTTCTAGCCCCTGGATGGCCTGCTCATCAGAGTACAGGGATTCGGGTGTGTAAGAGTAGCCTGGGGTTTGCCCATCATTGACTAGAAAGAACTCGTAAGCCCCAATCTTGACGTCGGCACCACTAGCTAGCATTCCACATTGCCCTGTCTGGATCGTGTAGCTGACGGAGGCGGTAGTCCAGGGTCTCCAACCGTCGTCTGAACTGATCGTCGTAGTACGCGGCAGTCTGCAAGCGGACTCCGGTGCTCGATGTCTGCACCGCTTCTAGCGGGGCACCGAAGACCACCCTGGCGATCTCCTTGGCCTTGAGTAGTCGGGCCACAGCGCCGAAGGTCACAGCTTCCGCAACCGGCAGAACTGAGGAATCTGGGATATCGGTGGTGCCAGTGATGATCCGTTTGTCTGTGACGATGATTGAGTTGGCCCCAGGATCCCGAGAATCGTAGACGCCTCCAGGAAACGAAATCCCCTTGGTGCTTGCAGCGATAGCGGCGGGGAGTCCAAACCGAACAACGTAGGGTCGTCCACCAAGTTCGGTGGTGAATCCGAACCTGCCGTAATCGGGGATGGTGGTGCTCTTCTGTTGGAGGACCTTGACAATTCCCACAGTTGCAGCGTTCAGGTCATACCACTTAGTTGTGGTAGGGGCGTAGGTCAGGCTGACGGTTCCTGTTTTCCAGACGTAGGGCCAGAGTTCGAGGACGGCTTGGTTGATGGCCTGCTGGATCTTCCGTCCAGCGAAGGACTCGCTGTCGATACGGAGGACTCTATCGCCTGAAGTATGAGTCTCAGCAGTTGTTCCATCGTACCCCCGGACGACCGTTAGGTTGTTGGCAGCAACAGACTGGACGTAGAACTGCTCGTAGCCCACCGTCCCGGTCTGCCATTCCCCGATAGCGCCCTCTTCCCAGCGTGTGCCGTCAACAACGGCTACAGTGGTGGAGGTGGTGGTAGTAGTTGAGGTTGTCTCGTAAGGATGGTCGCCCAGGAGATCACGCACCCGCTGGACAAGATCGGAAACTGAAAGATCAGCCATTGCGTTCTCCTGGGGTTACTTCTGGTTCGTCGGTTATTTCTTGGATCTCCGGGTTTTCGATGTCTTGCTCGACTTCTTGCATAGGGGTTTCTAGCCCCTTGTCAATCTCCAGCCATTTACGAACAAACTCTTCGGCTTCTTCCTGGGTGCTGAAGACGGCGTGATAGACCCTGCCACTGACGGTCCACATTGATACACGCGGCTCTTTGGGGTTACCCAAAACCATGCCTTCAATCCATTTAGTAGAGATGTACATCCTCTTACTATTTGGAAGAGCCTTGGTGATATAGACCATTACAGAACGAAGCTCTCTCCGGTGACCGTGATGACGAGCGAGGTCGCATCGGTTCCCGAGAACCCAGACAGGAAGTCCGCTGCCACGATCCTCAGACCTGACGGGAAGTATATGTCGTAGGTTGCGTTGCCTGCGATGCTGTACCCCTCAATCAGTTCCGTGCCGTTCGCGGACCCGTTTGTCAACCCGATGTACAGGTTGAGCGTTCTCGCCGATGCGTTGGTGTTCGCCACATGGATGTGGTAGATCTTGCGGTACGTGTTCGCTGCCGGGTTAACCCCAGCAACGTCGGTAGCCGATGCCGCCAAGAACGCGGGACCGGCTTTCCAAGCTGTGCCTCCTGCCATTTACTCCTCCTAGTAGCTTGCTAGCTCTGCCCAAGCGACCTCGACCACGAGGTCCGCAGTACCAGCGGCCCCGAAGACCGTGGTCGGGCCGCGCACGATGAACCCCTCGTTCTGGGCGAACACGACGGGGTGATCCTGCGCGTTGGTCAGGTCAATGAACTTGTCGTACAGCGTCGCGTTTGGGGTTGTAATGGTGGAGTTCGTCGGCAATTCCATGATGGGTTCGGCGTCTAGGGTCCTGGTGCCCACCGTCAGCCCTGCGGCGACAGCCGACTTCCTGATGTCTGTGACAAGTGTGGTGCCCATGCTGGTACGCTTCTTCATGTTGTTGCCGGTCAAGGTGATAGCCGTTCCCACCGAGTCAGAGACAGAGAACGATCTAGCGACGAAGATCTGGTATCTCGGCCAGATCGTCGCCGTTGCCGCCGATGTCTGCATCAATGAGAGACGGAGGAACTTAACGACGCACAACCGGGTTGCGTCACCCCACCGGAACGAGAACAATGTGCCGTTTGCGGCCTGAGTAACAACGAGGGCTACCGTAGTTGCCAGCCTGTAGTGGCCCAGCGTGCCGTAGTCATCTGGTTTGGTGATGACGTGCAGTCCTTTAGCGGCTGCCGCCCCAACCTCCGCCAAGCTGGTAGATGTACCACCTTCCACTACTGCCATTTACATCTCCTATGCGAATATCACGTATGAAAACTTGACGTTGCCGCGCACCTTGCCGATGCGGACTTCTTCCCACTGGTTTCTCGCGTAGGCCGCCTCGCGCTCGATGAGGTCCTGCGTCGCCACCGTCGTGCTGACGGGGCCCTTGGCCCCGAAGTCGCCGCTGAGGGGCCGCTGCACCGTGATAGGGGGTGTTTCCCACCAAACCTTGCAACTTCCGGCAGACGGTGTGACTGCGTTCACTCTCACTGGTTGTATGTCTGCTTCATCTGCCTGTGTGCCCTTGCCTGTATATGGTCCAGGTGCTTGCCAGACCATCACCTTGCTTGAAGCACCAATTCCCGCATCTGAGATGGTGAAGTTGCCGTGTGTTTTGGCCGTCGATCCAAGATCTTTTTCCACGATTGTCGCAGCGGGCGGCGCTCCTGCGGGAGCCGCGAATGTGCCGTCAGCTCTGAGGAACGTAGACCCACCGGGATAACCCTGGAGCTTTAGGATGTCGTTGTAGACCGGGTAGGTGGGTGTGTCGCCATCCTCACCCGCCATTCCGGGCGCACCAGCAGCTCCCGCTGCACCGGCTGAACCAGTCGCACCATCAGCGCCCTTAGCGCCTGGCACACCAAAGAGCCCATCTTCGCCGTCTTGGGCGAAACCGGGGATGCCCTGTGCACCCTGAGCACCTGTAGCTCCGTCAGCGCCAGATGCACCGGTATCGCCCTTAGCACCAGGAACGAAGAAACCCGGTTCTCCGTCTTCACCTGGGAACCCGATAGGACCCTGCGGGCCAGTAGCGCCGGGATCTCCCTGAGGTCCAGGAGACCCACCACCGGATGAGGTACCGCTACCGTGGGTCTTGCCTGCGGGAATCCTGCGCCCGGGCACTAGTAGATCTCCGTGCTGTAGTCACAGGTGCCGGAGGAGATCACGCGAATCTCGGAGACAACGCCGTCCATGCTCAAGGACTCCCCAGCACCGACGAAATATGAGTCGTCTCCAGCCACAGCCGGATCATTGCCGTCAAAACGAAAGTACAGAACATCAGTGCTATCGCGGTTACGAACACGTAGCCCAGTACCGCCAGCAGAGAAAGTAATGGTGTCCACTGTGGCTGCCGACGTGGTCGCATGTTTGGCGGTCTGCACTGAGTAGGACGCCATTACTTCCTGAACAAGATGTCGAGCGTGTAGGTGTAGGTCTCGTCGCCTGTGCCACGGTCGTTCAGGATCTGAACCCCGAGGAGGTCAGGCAGGATAACGTTGACGCCAACCCCACCAGCGTCACCGGTAGTAGCGTCGGTACCGTTGGCAATGCCCGTAACGCCAGGGCCAATGTGATAGATGTGCTGCCCTGCCGCCGTAATAGCAGCCCCGGTAAACAAGGCGGCAGAGTTGGCGTCGTCTAGGGCGTTGGGGGGAACGGCAAGAAACGCCGGTGTAGAGATTGGAGTAGTTCCGGCGTTGGCGGTCAGGTTAAAATACACCTGAGCAAAACTTGCCCAGTTAGGAACGAAAATCCAGTCGGTCTGTCCGGTAGTTGCCTGAGCTGAAACGTTGCGAAGGCGGATAACCCTACCGTGCGGTGACCCAGTTACCGGTGTGATTGCTGCCACTGTCTCTCTTCCTTCCCCGGGTCTCTCTCAACCCGGTCTACGTGGCTACCTTTTTGGGGTAGTTCTAACGATCTTCTTGCTCTCTGATGCTTCGTACTTCTTCTCGGCTTCGCCCAGGCAGTAGGCGGCGACTGCATGCAACGCCTCGCCGGTAACCGGTTCCCCGCGCTTCCAGGAATCCGCAGCGATATCTTTGAGTTGCTCCGGCTTCATCACTCGTCCAGCTTTCATATCCTCGCCGAAACGATTGATGAGTGATTCGATCCGCTGTTGCGGGGTGCGTTTTACAATCGGTTTTACGGGGAACGGGTCCTCATCAAACCCAAGGACATACGCCCTCGGTGCTCTTGTGATTCGCCCCCGCTCGTCTCGTGCTCCACCCCCGCTGGCCTGGTGCCAGGGGACAAGTTCCGCCATGCCGTTCTCGATCCGCCATGCGAAACCCGTAGCTTCCCAGTTCGGATATTCCTTACGCATAGCTTTCATTTGGGTTGCTGTGTACTTACGGCCGGGAACGGGAGGGTTCACTTTGCCTTCTTGATAGGCTGGATGTCTGCTGTAAGAGCAGCCTCACGCATGAATTGCTGCTTCTTCTGTTCTACTTGCATTTCAACACCCATACCCCATTCGGGACCAGAATTGGGAACCTGATATTGAAGTATTCCGTGAATGTCAGCGGCACACAAAGTCGCATGGAGGGGACTACAATATTGACCCACGTTGCTAGTTACAGCGATTGGTTTCTGACAGTTGCGAAACTCACAAACTGGTTCATACCCAATGTCGACCAGGCTCTTGAATCCGCTAGCGGTCATCTTGACGCGTGGTCCTTTGCCGCTGTTTACGCGAGTGTAAGCAGCAACCTGAGCGATGTTCGGGTACTGAGTCTCATGTCGGACCGTTTTCTCTCCGAGCTTGATCGTCTGCTCAGGATTCTCCGGGTCCGGACCGAACTTGTCCTCTCGTGAGTACCAAACGCGAGTCGAGAAATAAGGGTTATGTCCCTTTGCCTCGCAATCATTCCACCAACCGATCCCTGCTCTCTGACAGTTCTGGCGCAGGGGGTCAATCTCCTGTTTGGGAACCAGCTTCCCCTCGGGAGTCCGTTCCATTTCAACCTTTGAGTTGGGGCAGATAGGACGCGCCATCTTCACCATACGGGTACTACTGTTATTCCGAACCCCCTGCGAGAATCCGGGGATGACCTTCAGTTCCTTCTTCTGTGTAGCCACTTCATCTCCTCTACTATGGCCGAGGGTATTGGCCCTTACTTGGACTTCTTCTTTCTAACCTTCTTCGCTGCGGGTTTTTCTGCTGCTTCTTTCTCTGCCACTAGCTCTCGGTAAACCTCAGCGTTTTCCCCCGAAAAACCCCTGGGATTAGCACCCCTCAGGAGAGCATCTTCCACTCGTTCTTTTGCTTCCTTGGATGCCATTGACTCTCCTAGTCGTCGATCCAGAGTTCGGTGACGACCTTTTCGTCACCTGACGTAAAGATGTCAGCGCCGGTAAGTTCGACCACCAGGCCCTGCGCAAAACCGTTTCCAGATTCCGTACCGTCTGTAGCTGCCGTGGCTGCGTTACCCTCGTCAGCGCCCGGACGACCGACCAGGCTAGGAGCCAGGTCAGTTAGAGAGTTGTCGGACCTGAATAGCGCGAGACCCGTTGTGGCCTCGTCCGCCCTGACAACTACGTCCGTGGTGGCTGGCATGTTCTGGAAGTCCAGAGCAACCGCTGACAGAACCCCAGCATTACCGAGGCGGACAGTCTTCGTAGCCGCACCAGTGCCGTCTGCACCAGACTCAGCAATCAGGTCGATCTTGACGTAGGTACAGAGACGGAACAGCATGTCTACGACGATATGCTCACCATCGGTGATCGTGGCAAGGTCAACGAAGACACCCCCGCGAACGGGAAAACCACCACTGAAAGCATCGGTGGCTGCGGTCACGGCCCGCGCCTCATCAACAGCAGTGGTCCCAAGGGGAACCCAGTCGCCCGAAACTGAACCCAGGGTGGCGTCGGCAAAGATCTGCACACCGTTTGTCGTCTCGGCTTTGATGGTTAGTGCGCCAGTGGTGGCCGCTGTAAGAGCACCGAATCGGGTAGCAGCTGCCTTACCGTAGCGGACAGCCACGAGCCTGCCGGGACAGGGAATCGTGATAGTACCGGACGCAGCAGTTCCGGCGAACATCTCGAAACTGCGATGGATGTACCTGTTCTTGCTGTGTTGCCACGGCCGGATTAGGCCGGTGTTGGGAACCGTATAAGCCATTTCCTACCCTTCTAACCAGGGGTCGTTGGTCCGTCTGACCGGGACCCATTGGAGGGAAGGGGGGCCGAAGCCCCCCAACCCGGTGTTACTACGCAGCAGACTTCACCGTCTGTCCGCGAGTGTCGTCGATCTCAACCAGGCCGTAGCACTGGGTTCCAACGAACTCAAGGGTACGCGCAGACGCGTCCCGCTGAGTCTCCAGGCGGTTGCCCCAGATCTCGTAAGCACCAAGAGCATCCTCCGAGTTGAAGACTGCCCCACCGGCAAGCCCGGCTGTGGTGATAACAAGCGAGGTCTGCCAGATCGGCAGGCCCATGTAGGTACCGAAGAACCCAGAGTCACCGAAGGGCCGCACAAGAGAGCCGTCAGGACGACCAACCTCGTAAGAGGCGGACGTAGTGGCGATCTCCTGACGAAGCTCACCGGTCTGCTTGGGGTCAAGGTAGCCCACGTAGGGACCTGGGATGTCGCGCTGCTCCAGGGCCGACATGGCGGCCAAAAGGTCTGTCGTAGTCAGCGTAGAAGCGGCGGTTGTAACGTTGCTGAACCCATCCATGAGGTCCGCGACATCCGTCTCCCACTTCTCGGCCACCGAACGCCCGACCATCCCGCCAGCCTCCGAATAGAGGTTGGAAGGGTGGGTTTCACGGATCAGGTCCGAAATGTCCACGCGGAATCCGATCTCCTGAGCCGTTGCTGACTGCTGGGTGTCGGCTAGCGTGGTGGACGAGATGTCCGTGGTGTCGGCGATTGCAGCCGGGGCCGCACCTGGGTCGGTCCACAGGGGGAACGACTTGACGGTGGATGGACCCTTAGTGCCGAAACGGATGAACTCGCGGCTAGTCATGGCCGGGCGCAGTTCCTGCACCATCCGCGACTCGACAAGCTCTGCAAACACAGAGTCGTCGAGGGCGACCTTACCAGTAATAGCCATCTATTTGTTCCTTATCTGTCACGCCCCACGAAGATTGAACCTCCGGGGGCTTTCTCCAACTGCACTCGACCGGCTTTGTGGATCTGCATCGCCCTGGCTGGGTCTGTCGCCAGGAGCTGTTCAAACTCGTCCTGGGTGTAGATCTTCGACCCAAGCGTTGCTGATGCCGGGACCGATGTAGGCGCAAAACCGGCTGATTCTGTTCTCTCAGGGACAGCCTCTGCTTCTTCAACCTGAGCCGTTTCCAATCCAGCCCTGGCTTTGTAAGCCGAGATGTTCTCCTCTGAAACTTCCGGGTAGAACTTCATGTAGACGTCAGAGTGGAAGTCGTTGAGGCCCGCAGCCGAGAGGGCCGACTTGGCCTCCTTGGTCTTGAACTCCTGGGCCAGCGCCCTCAGCTCCTCCAGCTCCTTCGCCATCTGCTTCTTCTGCTTCTGCTCCTGGCGGAGGGCGTAGCCGAGCTTCCTGGGATCCACTTCTGGCTTCTGCTGCTGCTCCTGGTCTTCGTCATCCTCAAGGGACGACAAGAAATCTTCAATCTCAGGCATCCTGGGGTCTCCTACTAGCGGTAGGGTGAAAATGGCTTAGCGTGGCTCTGAGAGCCCGCAATGGGCCTT